GGGTTCGATTCCCATCACCCGCTCCAAAATCGCAAAGTTAAAGCCCTGTTTTTACAGGGCTTTTTCGTTTCCGGGTTTTGGAAGTGTCGATAAAGTGTCGAAGATGGGATTCAGCCGCAACGCGTCTTGCAGGTGATCGGGCGACAGATGTGCATAGCGCATGGTCATCGTCACCGAGGAGTGCCCCAGCACCTTCTGCAAGGTGAGGATGTTGCCACCGGCCATGACGAAGTGACTGGCGAACGTGTGCCGCAGAACGTGCGTGGCTTGTCCGGCCGGAAGCGTGATCGAGGTCGAACCCAGGACCCGGCTGAAATGACGAATGCAGTTCGGGAACGGCCCGCATTCCTTGAAGTAGTCCAACAGCATCCGCTCCAGGGCGGGAGCAATCGGGATGGTTCGTGTCCGCCTCGACTTGGTATTGGCGAAGGTCACCGCGCCATTCTTCACCCTGGACGGCACCAGCCCCTGAGCCTCACCCCAACGTGCCCCGGTAGCCAGGCAGACGCGAGCGATCAGCGCCAGGTGAAGGCTGTTCGGGTAGTTGTCGAAGGTATCCAGCAGCTCGGTTATCTGTTCGTGAGAGAGGTACGACAGCGGGCGTTCCTGTAGGCGTAACGGGCGCACCTTGGCCAACGGGTTCGGGTAGTCGATATCGCCCAGCCGATGCAGCTCGTTGAATACCGACTTCACGTAGCCCAGGCGGTTGTTCAGCGTCTTGCCGTGAATGCCTTCGGCCAGTTGCTTGCCGCGCAGTGTGCAGAACTGGTCAGCCGTGAACTTCACCGCCAACGGGTCGCCCAGATCGCGAGCGATATTCGCCAGCACCTGCTTCAAGCGCTTGCCATCCGCCAGGGTGTGGCCGTGCAGGTCGTAGTAGCGGGTGAACACCTCGGAGAGCCTGCGGCGATCCTTTGGCTTGGGTGCCCAACCGGGTGTTTCCATCACCTTGGCCTTGCAGGCTGTTTCGAAGCGGGAAGCCTCTCCCTTGGTCTTGAAGGTTTTACGGAAACGCCGGCCCTTGATGGGTTCTACATCGACCTTCCAGCGCCCGTCAGGCAGTTGAGTGATTGCCATCAGACCGCCCTACCCCACCTGACGTGCCGTTGCTCCAGGATGTTCTTGAGGTGTTTGTAGAGATTATCTTCGTCCATACCTTTTGAAGCGTAATGGTCGCGAATGACCGGCCAGCATTCCCACTCTTTCAGCCGGTAGAAAGCCTTTTTTGCGCCCACTCGCTCCCGTGCCAGCAGGCTCACGAAGTTTCCCAGGAACAGCTCCACGTTCTTGCCGGAGAAGCCCCGCGAGGTCTTGTATTGGCGCTTGTACTCGGTTTCGTCCACCAGGGAGTCCACCGGCAGATCGACGCGCACGTCGTCGCGGATCAGCGTCCAGATGGGTTCGAAGTAACCAGGGCGAGCCAGCAACTTAAACTGGCGCAGGCCATAGCGCCACAGGCCGTCGAGGTGAGGTGCAAAGGCGGCGTAGCTGTTCGTTTCGATGGCCGCACCGGTGTGCAGATCGACTGAGCCACTGGCGAATTGCTGGATGACCGAGTGGTGATAGCGCAGTTCGACGCGCCACACGTCTTGCTCGGGGTTGTAATTGTCCGGGTCGGTTTCGTCAAAGCTGTCGCGACGCTTCCAGACGCCTTCCCAATAGTCGAGCTTGTCGATAGCACGGGCCTGTTCAGTCTTGTTGTAGATACCCAGCTGGACGCCTCCAGCGGAGCCGAACAGGTACGACTGGCCTTTGCCGTAGGTGGCAGACTCCAGCGTCCACTGAATTTCTTTGATGCCGGAAATATCACGGGCTGCACGTGCGCGGCAGTGCATGCGGGCGACCAGATCAGCAGGCGGTTGCCAGCCTTGCAGGTCTAGCGCGAGGTGGACGGCGCATTGGTTGCGTTCGACGTTAGTCAGCACGTGGCTGGCGTAGTAGTCGAGGCGTTCTTGCAGGCGCTCAGGCGAGAAGGTGTCGATGGCGTGGGGTGACACCTCGATTTTCAGGTGTGGCCCGATGTTCTCCAGTTTGGCGTTGAAATTCTTCGCCAGCAGGATGATGCCAAGGTCAGCGTTTTGCAGCTTGTACTGGTAGCCGGAATCCTTGCTGACACGCCCCGAGTGCCAGCGCTGGCCAGCGAAATCGACGATGGTGCCGGGCTTCTCGAACAGGCACATGATTTCCGGGCGGATCAGACCACGGTACAACTGGCGGACGGTATCGACGCTACAGGCCAGGATTCGGACGTTGGACAGGTCAGTTATCCGAGCGGTCATGCTGTCGAAAAACAGCCTACCGATTGGCGTTTTCTTGAACTCACGATCTACGCGGAGTAGGTCTTTAACTGCCATTTTCTAATGCTCCAAATAGTGCCGAATCGACACGTTTAACCTCGGTTTATCTGACGTGCTACAGGGACGTCAGCGCCCGCGTGGCGGCGCACACGCGCGCTCGTGCCTCACGCGCAACCACGCCGCCGCGCATGGCGTTACTTTCCTGTTGAGCCGACTGACAGCCCTTGAGGTAGGCATTCACTGGAAGCGCCCCCTGACGTTCTGGATGCCTGTCACGGATCCAGAGCTGCCTGCGTTGGCTGAAGGTTGCAGGTGGGTGTGCCCTGCGGGTGACTCGAACTGTCCATCGGCAACCAGCTGATCGGACTTCGCCGGGTCGAAGGCCCCTTCATCGACGTAGGCCATGCAGGCTTCGAAGGACACCACGGCACGTGTGCCCTGCTGCGTGTTGCAGCGGCAGCCATAAACGGCGTTGTTGCGCTGGCCAAGCGTGAAGCGCTTGTGATTCCTGGCCAGCAGCTCGGCATCGGCGGTGTAGAGACACGAGAGCTTCGGGTAGGTCACCGGACGGGTCACTTCGTCGTAGATCGGCGCCGAGCTGGGGACGTCAGGTATGCGCGGTACACGACGCTCGAGGTAGTCATCGATCGAGAGGGGCTGAACTGATTGATGGGACGGCGGCTGCGCAACGACCCCGCCAGTTGCAGCGGGCGCATGCGCTTCGACGATGGACTCAGGCTTGGGCGGTGCGATACGCCGCTCATAGAGGCCGTAGCCGAAATAGCCGATGCCCAGGGCGCAGATGATCAGCACGAACAGTGCGCGAGGCGGCTTGAACTTCATGTGATGTTCGGAGCCATCAGCCACGGACTGATAGACGCCGAAGTATTTCTTGTCGAGCAGGATGCGGGTGGCCTGGCCTTCGCTGAAGTCGTTCTTCTTCTCGACTTCCATGTTCACGCGCTCGAACTCCCAGCGTTTGACCACCGGGCCTTTGTGACCCCGCACGTAGTGGATATGCGAGTTGCACAGCTTGCGGAAGTGGGTATCGATCAGACCGGGATTCTGGGTGATGCAGTGCAGCTCATGGCCGCTGTGGCGCATGGTCTCCAGGGCGCTGGCATAGGCCGGGACAGCCGAGCCGGCAGGGCGTACCCGAAAGAACTTCTGCGCTTCGTCGATGACGATCATGGCGTTCTGCGGCAGCTCGTGCCATTTCTGCGGATCGTCGAATTTCTGCCAAACCGCTTCCAGCACTTCGGCGTTCGGGGTGAAGCCGCGGATGTTGTGGTAGTAGACCGGGCGGCCTTCTTTCGCGGCTTTGGCGTCTACTTCCTTGATGGTGTTGAGGGTCTTGCCGTTGCCCTGCAAACCCGTGCGCAGGACGAACATCAGCCGCCCGCCTTGTTGAGCAGGGCAAGGCCGGTGATGGTGCCGGTGATGCGATCCATGCCGGCCAGCATCAGCCGAGCGATGACGGCGGCAATGATGATGTTGATCGCCACATCGACCTTGGCCATGCCGAGGATGGCGGCGACCGGTGGCGGGATCGCCCCGAACAGGCCTTTGATGTAGGAGTCGATGGTCTCGACCAGGCGCCCGATACCGACATAGGCGACATAGGCAAAGCCGAGGGAGGCCAAGGCCCGGAAGACCAGGCCGGAGACGATGGAGCCGAGGAAGGTGGCGAGCAGTGGGAAGAGTAATGGCATATCAAGACCCCTTGATTGCGCGAGCGATGGTGACGGCGAAGAAGATGGAGGCCAGGGCGACAATCAGCGGGCCGATGGCCTGAGCGAAACGGCACAGCGGTTCCCAACTGAATGCGTAGCTGCGCCCCATGACGGTGAAGGTTTGCGGGGCCGGGCAGGCGTGCGGCAACCAGCGCCCTTTGTTGAGCGCTTCGTTGAACAGGCCGCTGACGGGAATGTCGTTCTCTTTGAGCTGGTACTCAGGGCCACTTAGTGCCGAGTCGATCTGGGCTTTGACTTCCCCGTCGTATCGCCACTGGCACAGTTGTTCTTTCTGCTTGCGCAGGATCGCGCACTGAATGACGTCGCCTTCACAGCGCAGTTCGGCGTTGCAGGGCTCACCGGAGACAGAAGCCCTGGAGGCGTCATCCGCATCAGCGGAGGGTTGCTTGTCATTGCCCTGGCCACTCTTGTCATCGATGCCGGCAATGTGGCTCTTTCCGTCACTGCCGTCCTTGTTGCTGCCACCAAGGCTGCCCGTTTTCCCCTGCCCCTTGCCGTCCTTGCCATCGATACCTGAAAACTGACTCTTGCCATCGCCGTCACTCTGTTTACCGCCGCCAAGACTGCCCATGCCGCTGTCTTTGCCTGCGTCCTTGTCACGCTTGGCATCGATGCCCGCCACGCCACTCTTGCCCTGATCGGTCTTGTCCTTGTCGAGACTGGAAGCGTCGCTGCTCGCGTGATCCGGCCTCTCATCGTCAGCATCGGTCGACCGCCCCCCTTTCAGGCAGTCGGCCCCCAGAAACCTGCCGTCTTTAAAACACTTCGGATCAGAGAAAGCCGAATCCGTCGGATCAAGATCAACCGACGGTGTCGGATCGGGATCAGCGGACGGCGATGACGTGATATCGGTTTGAGGAGGCCGAGTAGCAGAGTCAACAGGCGTCGGGATGGAGGATGCGGTTGAGTCGGTAGGCGACGGGCCAACGCCCGTGGGCGTGTCGCCGGGATTGCAATCACCCCCGGTGTAAACGGCGGTGCCAACGCATCCCCTGACACCTTCATCGTTGTTGGCGCATTGCCCCACCCATGTGGCGCGGCAACCGCTCTCGCAAATGTACTCCCCCGGTAAACTCAGCTGGCCCAGAGGGGGATGGGCCAGGAAGATGAAGCTTTTGCCAGTCAATGACTCACAGCGCGATGGCTTTTCAGGGTCTGGAACGCAAGTGCTGGAGTAATAACTGGCGTAACGGCCGTGTTGTGTACGCCGCTCAACATAACCATCGTCGCAACTTACAACGCGCCGAAACAGCTCCACGGAGTGAAGGTAAGAGTCATCATCATCATCGTCAGCGTGATGATAAGAGCAAATAACATGGTCAGACCCAAAGTGATAAGTGGTAGTCCGGGTCGGCACACCTAAATCGATCGGCTCGGAGAAAAAACTGGCACAGCCATTCGGGTAACGTTTGCTTTCATTCCAGTTGGTCCAGGCGTACTCGTGCCCCCAGGCTGGCGTCGTGAAAAAGAACAACGAAGTCAGCAGCCAGGCACCAATCAATAGCGGTGAGTGTGAATACAGGCAGGCGCGTGGCATTGGCATGTCAGATACGCCCGAAAAACAAGGCCCAGAACGCCGCAACGGTGATGATCGTTATCAGCATGTTGGCATCCATGGGGCAGCCTCTGTAAAAAAGCCCGATAACGCGAATTACCGGGCCGGTTGGGGCAAATGGCGTTAAAGCGCCTTGCGGATGAACTTGAAGGCTGCAATCGCAATGATCACGCCCAGGACGATGCCCGCCAGCTCGGCGCCATCGGTCTTGGCTGCTTCCAAACCCTTCTTGGCCACTTCGGGCAGTTCTGCGTGGGCAGATTGAACGGCCAGCAGGCCCATGGCAGCGGCTGCGCCGAGCGAGCGGCACAGGTTTTTGAGGTGTCGCATAGGTGTCTCTCCTACAGGTTGAGTGCCTTTTTCAGCACGAGAACGCCGAACACGATCGCGAACAGCACCAGGGCGTGCTCCCTGATCTGCGCGTGATCTTCGGCAGTGAGCCCGGATGGGCTGATCTCACTGAGCGCGACGGTCGAGAGGGTGCCGACACATACCGGGGTCTGGCCTGCGCTCTCCCATACGCCGTTGCACACAATGAAATTCATGGCGCCTCCTGTTACTCGGCCAGTCTGGGGTCGCGGATGACCTCAGCCATGTCCAGGCAGTCGGGGCACAGGGTTTGCTGGGGCGCCTGACGCTGATCCACCCTGTGTGGCGAGCAAGGCTGGAGATAGAGCTGGCACATCGGCTGCCCGCAGCAGTCACACAGCACGCGATCGAGGATCAGCACGGCGGCGCCCTCCGGTTAGACCTTGGGCGTGTCCGGCTGGGTGCCGGTAGGCTTGGGCTGTTGTTGGGCGGCGAGCTTGCGGGTCTCGCTGGAGGGAGCAACAGCACCGCGAGCGGGCTTGGCCGACTCGACGTGCAGGACGATGAACTTGCCAGCGTTCTTGGAGCCGCGATCAATCTCTACGGTGACGCGGACGGGCTCCAGCACATCGAGGCCTTTGCAGGACGCCCAGACCTCGTCCAGGGAGCCTTCTGCTACCTGCATCGAGAGCAGGGAGACGCCGAGGTCTTTTTCGCCGTCCGGTTCGTCGCCCAGGTACAGCTTCACCAGATCCACGTTGTCGAACTTCACGCGCTCAGCGCTGATGAATGCCAGTTCCATAGTGGTGCGTGCCATGTGTGTTTCCTCGCTTGGTTGCGCGTTAGTGCGCGGGTTTGCCTTTCAGCAGGCCGAGCGAGTCCACACGGGCAAACTTTCGTTCTTGCCCGAGAGTGGTTTTCTCGACTTGCCGAGGTTTTCAGTTAGCGCCGCTGGTGCAGCGGGTTGGGTTCAACACCAAGGGCTTTGCCCTTGTCATCCCACTCTTGCCGCAGAGGGCTCGGGAGCGCGGGGCGGTGGAGCTGCCCCACACTCACGAGCGGAGGCTATTTAAGGTGGTGGGTGCTCAAGGGTGCGCTGCGCCCGTGCCTCCGTTTGACCGAACGGTGGAGCGTGTTCGGACAAGCCGGGGGCGCGGCCCTTGACCTGTTCAGCATCGGCGGCGTTAGCCGGATCGCTGGGGGCGCACTGGTGAACGACCTTGGTCATTGCCTGATAGAAGGAGTCGTCTACCGACTCCAGTAACTGAACGGCTTGCCATGTGCCGAACACGCAACCGACAACAAAGCCGATAAAGCCCCAAGGCGCGGAATGCCAAAGCAGCGCAACCAGATAACGGCCAGTGCGGAATGAAACGGTCATGCGCTCACCCCACCAGTTCGAACGGTTCGCGCAGGGGCACGAAGGGCGTTGGCTTGCCGGTGTCGCTCACAACGTGCCAGTACTTCGGCAGTCGGGCACCAGGCTTGTGTTTCTCGCAGTACGAGGGGGGCACGACATGCAGCAGGCCATTGACCGTTGATACGTGCCCGGGGTGGCAGTGGCTGCATAGTTGCCACAGGCTGGGCACCGTCGGCATTTCCCGATGTGCCCAGCAAACAGAGCAGTCGCAGTCCGGAGAGTGCGGCTGACGCAGGTACTGGCTCAAACCTCTCATTAGCCGACACCTCAGGCATGACATGAACGAACGTGACTTGCAGGCGGGTAACGATTTCGGCGTTCAGGGAGCGATTGGCCTGTTCAGCGGCGTGTTCAACCCGGGCGCGCAGGGCTGGCGGCATGCGCAGCTTGAATTGCGGGTCGGCGCGGCTCATTGGTTCACCCCCGTGAATAGCACCACGCGGGTTTTGCCGAGCTTCACGCTCTCGACGGCGCCGGTTCTGATCCACTGCGCGACCTGCTCGACAGGAACACCGGCCAGAGCGGCGAACGCGGCTTGCGTATAGAAAGGAGGATTCATCCCGTCCACTCCTGTTCCAGCAGCCAGGAGCGGAGCAAGGCACTGTTGACCATGCGGCGCTTACCTAGCTTTACGGTGGGGAGAACGCTTTTTTGCGCCCAGGCACGCGCGGTGCCGTAGCTGACGCCATTTCGCTCAGCCCAGGACTCGACGGTTTCCACGTCCTGTTGCGGGCCTATCAGCTTCGAAGGTTCCAGCTCTTCCAGTTCCATGCTCGTTCCGTCACTATTCGTGTCATTAGGACAAAATGTCCTTTTGATGAATTATTTATCAGCGCAAGGTCATGATGGTCTTTGATGAATTATTTATCAATAAATTATTCATCAATTATAAGAGCTTTTTAGAATGATCGAGGAAAGGCTTAGAACCCTTGTGAGACACATAGGGGCCACCAAGCTGGCTGAGGCCACTACGATCAAGGAGCGCCAACGGTGGCAGACCGTGGCGACCAATCGGAAGGTGAAGACACGGATTGAGGATCTAGAGGAGCTACTGAAGGTATTCCCTCAGTACGAGCTGTGGCTGTGGAGGGGAGAGGTAGACCCTGCAAGAGGCCAGGTATCGCCTGGATACGAAGAGGCCGATTCAAACTTGCACGATCAAAGCGCGGGATAGCGATTACAGAAAAAGTGGCCAAGCGCTGGTTTAGGCGTGGCAAGTAGATAGGGATATAAGCAATGGCAAGATTTCTCAATACAAGCGCAACCAATTACTTTCTCGAAGAACTAATCAAGAATGCCAAGGAGAGGCTGGTTCTCATAAGCCCCTTTCTAAAGCTCAATGACCGTATAAAAGAACTTCTCATAGATAAAGATCGATTAAAGATCGACGTGCGCATTGTTTATGGTAAGAGCGAGCTTCAGCCGGAAGAGATACGATGGCTGAATGAGCTGGCATATGTTCGAACCAGCTTCTGCAAAAATCTACATGCAAAGTGCTATATGAATGAGGAGCTGTGCATTATTAGCAGCCTAAATTTGTATGAGTTCAGCCAGGTTAATAATAATGAAATGGGCGTACTGATCGAGCGCGGCTCAGATGCTGAGCTATATAAAGATGCTTATGAAGAAGCACAGAGAATAATCCGAATTAGCGAGGAAGTGAGGATCAGCCTTGAGCGAGTCACTAATGACGCTGAGAAGGACGAAGATGGCTCTGATGAAGAGAAAACTACCAAGCTAACTTCCTCGAGGCTGGGGCAGCGATATAAGCTCAAGGCAGCAGAGTTTTTAGAGAGAATGGTTGAGTTGGGCTATCTAGAGTTGAATGCAGACAAGCATCAACTAACAAAGAAAGGCGTGGATATAGGTGGGGAGCTAAAGATTAGTCCGAAATTCGGGATGTACTTTCTTTGGCCTAATGACTTAAAAATTGACTAGTTTTATATTGAAGATGTGGATTGGTGGGTTGGTTAAGACGTTTTAATTAAAAGCACAAAACTAAATTGCGGGCAAAGTGGCTGGGCGCGAAGTTGGTATCTTCGAAAGTAAGCTGCTTTTGCTATGGAGTAATCGATGCTAAATCTACCGTTGTATGACGAAGATATTTTTGGGAATGATGCTGGGGAGGATGAAACTCCTGAAGTGCTATCAAGCTATTTTTTGAATAAGTCGGCGTTTAATAGGTTTTTTGATAAAAATAAGATTTTATCAATTGTTCGCTCTAGGAAAGGCATGGGGAAATCATCCATGCTTTCCAAAATGGCTTACGACATTAGCACTGAAGATGAGCGGGCAATTGTTATTAAGGTTACAGGGTCGGATCTAATATCATTCGGCTCTTTTGAGAAAACTGATAACCAGATTCTACAAAACGAATGGAAGAAGGCAATATCAGCTCGTATAAATCTCGAAATAGGAAGTAGGCTTGGATTTGCTTGGACAGATCAACAGATGGCAATGGTTGAGGCTGCTGAGATCACGGGTTACAAAGGGAGGAATATCGTAACGTCACTTATTAATAGGATTAGACTTAAGAAGCTACCAGTTGAGTTTAATGTTCCTAACGCTGCTGCCAGGCAAGACGCACTGCTGGAGAGGTTTCAGAGCGAGAACCCTGAGAGTAAGGTGTGGATCTTTGTTGATGATATAGACTCCACATTTTCTGCAAGCGAGATAGAAAAGGCACGGGTGGCTAGTTTTTTCTCGGCTTGCAGGTCTTTAACGCGTGATGTAGAGGGATTGTTCATTAGAGCGAGTGTGAGGTCAGATGTTTGGACTTCGATTAGGGCTAATGAAGATCTTGACAAGTGTGAGCAGTATGTTACTGATATATCTTGGAGTAGAACCGAGCTAGATAAAATTATTTGCAATAAAATATTGTCATATATTAAAAGGAGGCATCCGAAGCATCAAAGTGCTCAGCTTTCTATTGAAACTCAGAGGCCTGCAATCATTGAGCACGTCTTCGTTAGACGAATGCGCTGGAACAAGTCTTCTGTTCAGCCTTTTCAGCCCATTCGAATTCTTGGAGCAAGGCGACCTAGATGGATGTCACAGCTTTGCAAGCTATCTGCAGCCGCAGCTGATAATCGTTCGGTTAGTCGCACAACACTGCAAGATATAAATTTCGTTATGAGGAACTATGGTCGCCTAAGGGTTGATGATATTTACAAGGAACATTCTCATCAGTTTTCGCACTTACAAAGATTGATTGAGACTTTTGCTAATGGAGAGCATAAATACACCACTGAGGAATTAGTGCTTAAGCTAGAGGCTTCGTTCTCGCCTAAATTTACACCCTCCGCAATGGGTAAGGTTGATGGCTTAGAATACAAGAGTAGTCTTCAGTTGGCGCAGCTGTTGTTTAAGATTGGCTTTATCTTGAATCGAGTTATTCCTGCCCCAGGAAGTCCGCCAGTGTTTATTGATTTTCAAGAGCGGCCAGAGTTACTTGATGATGCGTCAGGAAGTTATGACGGTATGATATGGGAGATACATCCGGCTTATAGAGGGGTTCTGTCAATTAGAACGCAGGATTGATAGCGGTTTTCTCTTTGCGTAAAAGAAAAAAGGGGGCTGTTCTTGAAGTAAAAATAGATCTTCCCCCTTGATTTCTTTTCCACGCTATGTGGTAAGCCCGTTCGGAATATTTTTCATATCATGTAGTACACGCCAAACATCGATATGGGTGTCTTGCTCGACATAGAACACTAGATAAGGGTAGCGCTGGAGCGGCCAGGAGCGTAGGCCGGGCAGATCCAATTCATGGGCGTAGCGAGCAGAGCCGGATGCGGGATGGCGGCTGATCTGTTTGTACGCTCGCTCCAGGGCATCAACGAAGCCTAGTGCTGCTTTCTCGGCCTGTTCTTCCAGGTAGTAGGCAACGGCGTTGTCTACGTCTCGGTTAGCCAGCTCACGCGGGATTATGAGCTTTTGCTTCATCCTTGAGCGTTCCGCACGCGGGCACGGAGCGATTCGAAGTAGTCAGCATCTGCAGGGGCGGCGGGAGCGGATGCGGCACCGGCAAGCAGCAGGCCACGGAGGTGTTGGCGGTCTTGATCCTTACGAATCAGTTCGCGGACGTATTCGCTGCTGGTGCCGTAACCGCGCTGGTTCACTTGCTCATCGACGAAGCTTTTGAGGGAGTCTGGCAGGGAGATGTTCATGGTGCTCATTGGGTGTGCCTCTTGCCAAATTTTGCCAAGAATCATAGCGCGGGTTTGGCGGCTGGTGTCGAAAAAGTGTCGAAATCATAGGGCCGAATAGCAACGAATCGAGCAGGCGAGGAGCGCGGAAAGCCTGTATTGAGCGGGTTTGGAACGGATTGAGACGCTACCGAACGGGTTCGATTCCCATCACCCGCTCCA